ATTTGGGCTATTGATTGATACGATTGCTTTCTCTACTGCTTGTCTGATTTTATTATCTAAATCTTGAACTCCGATGACAGTAGAGTTTGACATATCAATATTTATATTTGTCTGTGTTAATTGTGGGTTCTGTCCTTTTTGGTTGCCATTTAATTGAGTGTTCTTTGCATTTGCTTGAAGTTGCTCATTACTTACACCTTTTGATGCAAGTACACCTACATCAGTTCGTAGATTTTGGTAGGAATTGTAACCATTAGTCAATGCTTGACCAAGAGCAACACCACCTTGATACATCATTTTCTTACCAGTATCAAGAGCATCCATAGTGTATCTCAATTCTCTGACCGTTGTTCGGGCTATAAGCCCCGGAGAGTGGATATCTGCTCCATCCTCGTATCCTCGTGTGAGTTCTGACCCTAAAGCCTTACCTTTGGTGTAGAAATCATCTTTAGCATTGTCTAATTCGGTTAAAGCATAACTAATTTCCCTAGAAGTGATTGTCTTCAAGGATGGTTTGTGATTCTTGAAACCATCAATCATCTTCTGACCTAATGTCTTACCACCATTATTAAATGTAGCATACCTTGATTGGATTTCACTAACTCCCTTCGCAAGTACACTAACAACAGTAGCCCCAAAACTTGCACTTCCAGTCTTGAATCCTTGAGTAATTCCACTACCAAGCCCTTTTGCACTAGCCTTAACTTGAACACTAGCAGTATTTATAACAGTAACCATAGAGCGAAGTTTCGCTTGTAACTGTGTAACTGCACTAGAAATTGCATTAACACTTGTTACACCACCAGTAGTAGTGGTAGAAAGATTACCTAATTTGTTCGCAAAGTCCATAACATCCTTGATGCTTTCATATAAAGTATCAAGTTTTGGTTTCAATGAAGATGTATCTCCACCAATTTGGAAACCGAAGATATTCATTCCACCAGTTCCACCATTACCAACAGAATTCCTAATAGTATCAATGGAACTTTTAATGCTTGGCAATTGACTTGCAACTTGGGAAAGGTTCGCTACAGTAGTGGTGTCAATAGGATCAATAGTAACTCCATTGAATGATGATACAAATTCAGACAAATTAGGGATAATCTCTTCTGAAAGATAACTTAAACCATCTTTACCAGTTATGAGTTTACTGCCCCAATCCATCAGTTCTTGACCTAATACTCCTATATCAACAACCAATAGGTAAGGAACTGCCTCTGCTATGGTTTTCAATGCTTGTGCTACAATCTTCAGAGCATCTGCTCCTTGTTGGATTTTGTCCTCTCCAAGCATACTTGCAGTTCCACCAAGCAAAGCAATAGCACCTAATGGTGGAATAAGCATAACAATCGCTTCAGTAACCAGTAACAATGCACTTGCAATACCAACTGCCAAAGCCAATGTTAAAGGTTGCACTAATCCAAGCAATAAACTAATCGCAAGGAAACCACCAATAAACAATGCAACTGGCAAGTCAATCTGATGCAAAGCATTACCAATCCAACTAATAACTTCCAAACCTTTATCCAAGTTAGTACCCAAGAAACTTGCAGTACCACCAAGCAAAGCAATCGCTAACATTGGAGCGATTAACAAACCAATCGCTTCGGTTACCAAACCAATAGCAATAGCCATACCATAAGCCAATTTAGTAGCACCTTTAGTAACAGTTTGCATAGCAGACTCTGGAATTTTACCAATAGCATAACTGAAAACAAGCATTGCTCCACCAAGCAAAGCAAACCACAAACCAAACTCCTTAATAAACTCAATACCACTATCAAATTGTGGTTTCAAAGAATCATAAGTGTAACCAATAGCACTAATAAGGATTATTGCCTCTTCAATCAAAGCCCAAGCCATAGCCAAAGCAACTGCAAACTCAACAAAAACCCTTGCCATCTTACCAAGATTCTTACCAAGTTTACCCCATTCGGACTTAAAATTCTCCTTAAAACCACCAGTATTCATAGTCTTGCCAACATCATTACCAATATCACCAGTAGTTTTTGCAACATCATCAGTAGCACCACGAAGATTTTTCAACCAACCAACTAAAGGTTTGATAATCTTGTAAACACCATAAGCAGTAATACCAAAGGTTATCATCCAAGAAGCCCAATCTTCAAGGAAATTACCGAACTTTGTACCATTACCATCCTTATCAATTAAACCTAATGCTTTTGCAAATTCAGTAATCTTCGGAGTAACCCAAGCAATAGCCCCCTCAAGAGCCTCAAGCATAGTTACGAAGTTACCTAACACATCAGTAATCAATGGTTCGATTACACCAAATGCTCTTGCAAGATCAATGGATAATTTAACTTCAAGGGTTGTTATTGCATCACTTAAATTGGTTATGTCTTTTGCAGTCTTATCATAACCTCTCTCTTGAGCGATTTGGAGCAATGCTTTCAACATTCCCTCTTTATCTGACTCATCACCATTCCATAATCCAGTAGCCTCTAACTCTTCTGCACCGATACCGACTTCTTTCAACCTACGAAGTTCACCATCAAGTGCATCATTGATAGCAAGTATACTGTCCTCTTGACTTCTTCCTTGTTTCACAAACTCTGAACCATAAATCGCCATTACTTCAGTCAAATCACCAAGACTACTCTCTTGCACCTTATATTTTGTAGCAGTTTCAAGAGCATTAGCACCAACAACTGTCATATCCAGTTTTTTATATGTTTTCTGCATATTGTTTAACTGGTTAGTGAAATCTTGAGTTGCCTTTGAGTCCATACCCATTCTTTTAGCAAAATAATCTTTTTGGGATTCTGCATTGATATGACCCATAGTCTTATCATAGACATCCATCAATTCGTTGAATCCCCACATAGTGAGAGCCATTGATCCAATTCTTCTTGGCAAGTAACTCATCTTATCCAAGTCATTACCTTGTGTTCTTGTAGAGTTTTGCCTTTTCTGTTCAGATGTTTGTTGCTTTTCAACACCAAGAATCTGCTCCTCTAAAGCCAATTCTTCACGAAGAAGAGCCAACTCCTCATCAGTCATAGCCAAAATATCTTTAACATTAGTAGCAACACCATTACGAATAGCCATATCAGACTCATTAATAGCCCTAATCTGCTCTTGGAGTTGCACTTGTTCTGCATAAAGACTCATCTCTTCTGCAAGACCATTCTTGAATAAGTTTTCAGTAGCAATCATTTCCTCTTCATAAGTAAGGTTCTTTTTGATTTCATTGCCTTGTCTTATGATTTCTCTACCAACTTGACCTAATGCAGTAGCCCTTTTTTGAGTAAGCATTACTTGTTTTTCTAACTCCTCACTTTGTCTAATCAAAGCACTAAAACTTTTACTTACTGCCGAATTATATTTCTGTTCTGCACTATTCTTCTGATTAATGAAGTTAAGACTTGATTCCAACAATTCAGTTTCACGAATGAAATATTTAGCAACATTACTACCACTAACTGCCATTTCTTTCATAAAAGCAGTATTCTTTTCAACAAGCCCTTGTGTTTCTCTCCATCTTGCATTGATTTGACCTATCTCTGACTCTTGTTGCTCAAGGATATAATTAGAAAACTCTTCTTTACTCATCAATGAAACTATACCCTCTGTTACTTTTGCTATCTGTTCAGACCAACCCAATGTCTTTTGTTTAGCAGTATCAATCGCACTACTTACTTTTGTAACATTTTCTTGGGCTACACTTCCTATCTCATTAATTTTTCCTTTGATTTTTTCTATCTCTTCACGAAGAGATGTGATTTGTGTTTTCAGAGCATCTATTCCTTGAGTATTGGAAAATTCGGTGTTCATTGTAGCAATGTCTTGCTTAATTACTGCAATATCATCTTTCAATGTCTTTAAACCATTCAAAGCACCATTGAAATTCCAATTACCACCACCCATCTCCATCATACTCTTCATAGATCCACTTAATTCAGATAACTGGGTAGTAACCTTTGCAATACCACTTTCAAAAGGAGTAGTATCTATTGTAACCTTACCATCTACTGTAAAAGCCTCTACTGACATATTATCTACCAACTCCTTTTCTTACTGCATTAACTATTTCTTTTTCAATTAGTGGTGTTGCTCTCTCTCCACCAATGGTTGCCCATCTTGGAACACCACTTGTAGTATTAGTATACCTTAACTCTGCATAATGGAAACCAGTTCTTGGATTCCAAGCATCATAAACCAAGTGTTGTTGCATACCCAAAGGTGTTTCCACGAAATCATAACTCTCCGATAATATGGAATGTCTTAACACTTCATTCCATCTTGGAGCAATCGGTAACACTTGCTCATACACATCATATTTTATCTTATCAGATGTACTGCCTATTGCTTTTTTCAAGTTCTGTGGTAGTCTTTCAATTTTCTTAACTGCCTTATCAGTCTTGAATTTTACATCTAACATATTTTTTATTCCTCTATAAGTGATTCGTATATATCTACATAATCCTCACTATCTTCAAACTTCGGTGTTGTCATCTTACCAGTCTTTGAAGAGGATTTAGACTCTAATCTGTTTTTCTCTGCCTCTTTCTGTTCGGCTTTGATGATTTCCAACTCATTATTCAACAATTGAGCGAAGATGAGATAATCCATTTCCCAAAAGTCCTTTAAGGTTAAGCCCATACCCTTGACTCTTCTTGTCAAGAGAAAATACTCATCGATAAATTGCTTTTCGATGAGTTCACTTGGCTTTT